ATTCTATCCTTTTTTTTTATGGTGATAAGCGTATTGTTCTATTTGCTCTATAGATTACGATAGTCTCTTACACATTATTTTCTATCTACAATAAAATGAACATTAAATTTATAGTATTACTCATTACAGGAGGACTCATTTATAATACTTACCATGATAACTTTATTATTCATAGTTTTAAGAAACATACCAAATACTATAAGATTGGTGCGATTGCGGTCTTTGGTATAGGACTCTTTCTTGTCATGAGTCGTAGTTCTAACGAAAGCTGGAATACCATGAATGTCGTCAAAAATTATATTCATGTCTTACCTATAGACAAACAATCCAAAGACATGATAAAGCCTTTTTTAGATAAGAGTACAACGGACCGCTCTATTGATAAAATTACGTCCTCTAGCAGAACACACAAAAGAAGTGTAAGTGAGACAAAAAAAAAATACATTGCTTCCCAGCAAAGTTGGAAATGCAACCAATGTAAACAACAATTAACTGCATGGTTTGAAGTAGACCATGTAAAACGTTTAGACCAAGGGGGAACAAACGATGTAAACAATTTAGTAGCTTTGTGTAGAAACTGTCATGGTGAAAAAACATCCATGGAAAATATATAACTATTATAACGATGGGGTCCGAATTAGGGTCTAACTATCTAATTTTATTTTTTGTTTTCCTGATATTACTTTGTTTTTTTGGTTATATATTCTATGCGAATCCCTATCGCATTTTAAACTTTGCTAGAATTCCTATGATGATTTTATCTATGACCGTTGTATTAGGGTTCTTCATCTTTATAGAATACTACATGGCTCATATCGTTTTTCGCGGAGACACCTCCAAAGAATTATGGATAAATTTTTCAAGATATTGTAGAAAATATGCGACGTATCTCGGTTACCTATTATTTATTGCACTTGTGGCTTATGGTATTTTTAAAATGATACAAAAAGGGTTTTATTTATCGTTTAATTATTCTTTTTGGCTTTCAATAGGATTACTGATTCTTGTTCTTGCTTTTATCAATTCATTTACAAAAAATATATCTTTTGACAATCCAAATATTGAATTATTCAGAAATATAATTATGTATATACCCTGTTTAATTACAGATTTCATTGAATTTGCTAAAAAAGATTATGCGGATACTCCTTCTACCGTGTTTATTGTATTTTTGTTTTTGGTCATTTATATGACGATATTCTACTTTATTCCGTTATATCGTCAACATCAATATAAAAATGAGGGTATTGTTTTAATCACAAAATCCGTTCCTCTAAATACAAACATCCTTTCCATGACAACGGACGAACTCAACGTAAAAATAGAAGAAAAAAGACCCTTTTATGATAAATGGTTTCAGAACATGGTTGACTTACAATCACGCGAGGTTCGTTCAAAGATTGATATTAGAAAACCAAAAAAACATACGGATTCTTCACTGAATCTAATAGTTCCTCCAGATGCCGTTACGATTCCTTATTATTTACGACAATTAGAAAACTTTACCTCTGTTCAAAACGATGACACGAACACGCTTCGCGATTTGATACCTTTTGAATTATTTAAGAAACGAATCCGCGAATATGACACTTCCTTAGACAATGCATATTCTCCCGAAGAGTACAATGAACGTATGACGGCTTTTATAGCAAAACATCCTCAAATATTGAATATACTTGAAAAGGCACAATATATCTATTCAGGCATATTCGCTTCATTAGATACGGTCAAAAGCATACCGTATTTGATGTCAGAAAATAAAAATATAAATAAAATACAAAAATATAACTACCATTATGCAATTACATCCTGGGTGTATTTACAACAAATAGATTCCATAGAGACACAAGTGATTTATTCGTTTGGAAATAGACCCTCTCTTTATTACGACCCGTTGGACTCGTCTTTGTTTATTGCCTTAAATTATGGAAGAGCGAATGTCGCGGATGAATTTAAGAAAAGAAAGATTATTTATAAAACATCCAGCATTTTATACCAACGTTGGAATTTTATTGTCATGAATTATAGATACGGAACATTAGATTTGTTTATTAATAATAATTTAGTAGGAACTTTCCCAGATGTTTTAACCGAATTAGACCCGCATGATATTTTATTAGTAGGCTCTAAAAAGAACGATAATATAGGCGGTATCTGTAATATGAAATATTATGAACTACCCTTGAACGTTCGTAAAATAAATGATATTTATAAATCTTTCCATAATAAAAAAATCCCGCTATAGTATAATGAATTTGTTATCCTTTACAGCATTTATAATTCTACTGATTCTATTTGTGGGATTTTATTTAGTATTAGCCGATGAAGTCTCTGGAACCGTTAAAATGATACTCATTGTATTTTTGTTTTTTTTAGGAATCTATTTTCTAACAAACTTAGCCATGTTTAAAAAGTATTATGAAATCAAAGACACTCCTATAGATGCATCTTCCACTTTTGTTTTTGCTGCTGATAAATTTTCAACCGTAGACCAAACATATACCCTTTCTACTTGGATATACGTTGATGATTGGAATAGTAATTTTGGAATTCACAAAAACATTATTGACTTTCAAAGAAAAGGTTCAGACGGTACAAAAATTATGTTAGACGAATATGAAAATAACCTTATTATTCATTACGATACTTATTTGAATAATGATAACATGCACATCACTAAACAAAGCATTAAAATTCCAAATATCAATATACAAAAATGGGTATGTATTACGGTATGTTTTAATACAAACAACACGGATACGTACATTAACGGAAAACTCATTGACACAGACGTACATAAGTTTCCTATTTTTAAGCCAGGCAATTCAAAGACGGACACCGGTTCATTAACCCTAGGAGCGACTAAGGGTACTCCCGGATTTAGTGGAAAAATTGGACTTACTCGTTATTATGGTAGAATTATCTCACCTCAAGAAGCATGGAACATTTATAAACAAGGTCCTACTACCAATTTACTTGGCAGTATGTTGAATCGCTACAATGCTTCTTTCCAATTTTATGAAGATAATAAAGTGATTCAAGAAATATATCTCATGTAATATATAATGGCAAATGCTTCGTTTAGAGGCTCTAGAAATATTACACGAGAAATAAAAAATACATTTAATAAAAAAGTGTCAAATGTAGCACAAAAGAGTAAAAATATTACAGCATCTATCAAAGATAAAGCACAAAATGTAAGTGAAAAAATAAACAATGCCGTGAAAGGTGTTTCCGATAAGATTCCAGGTTCTGTGGTCAATCAGTATACCCAATTGTCAAATGCCGCGACTAAATTTACCGAATCTAATACCGCGATTAGTAAGTTTGTATTTATCATTGTAGTCTTGATGCTTTTTCTATTCTTGTTTAATCTTGGATGTATAGCGATTCAAAAAATGTGGGGTTCTAAGAAAGACCCCATTTTAATGGACGGGTTAGTTGCCGCAAATAGAACCACCAAAATATCAGTCAATCCAAACGTTACCGATTCGGTTCCAATTTATCGGTCCGTCAATGAAGACCAAGGAATAGAATTTACTTGGAATATTTGGTTTTTTATTGAATCGTTAAACCCCAATTTACCAACGTATAGTCGTATTTTTTCTAAAGGGTCTGACAATAAAAGTTTAGAATTAAAACGACCTGACAAATGCAACGATAAAGATGGTTCGTGTTTTAATGTATTCAATAGTTCTCCTGGTCTATTTATCACGCAAAATAGACAGAATGATTCGGTCTTTCCAAATGCAGTTGCTCCAAGTAAACTAAATAATCATGTGAATCTTATCTTATTGCTCAATACATTTCAAACGTCAAAAAATAATGCACAATTTGCAGAATCTATTACGATTGAAAATGTCCCTGTCCAGAAATGGGTATGTGCGACCATTCGGGTCCAACAAACCACTGTGGATATTTATATCAATGGTGTCATGACACAAAGAAAAATATTAAATAATCTTCCGAGACAAAATTATTATGATGTTACGGTTGGAGATGAAAATGACGGTTTCCTTGGGTCAATCTCTACGTTGAGATATTTCAACAAGGCGCTTGGTTACGATGAAATTCAACGTATCTACGGTAAAGGTCCAAATTTGAAGTCTATCAGTAATAATGGTCTCTCTTATAACATGTCGGATTATATATCCATGAACTGGTATTATAAATGAATCATTTGAAGAAACTGGTAATTGCTTGATTCCCTGCTTTGATATTCTTGTCAACTCGTAAGTATTTCTCAAATAAGATTTTCTCTACTTCTTTTAGTTTCATTTGCTGTACCTTTTTTTCGTATTTTTCCGGTTCTAATGACGATTCCAAGGTTTCTAATTCTAGAAGAAATGCAGGTTTTCTACGCCGAAATTCTTTCATGTCATACAAGATAAGCGAATAAATTTGTAATACGGGTTTCATAATTTGATTGGATATATAGAAGCCATAATCAATCTTCAGTTTTTGGTCTTTAATATAATCAGGTATCTCTATTTTTTCACCTTGTAACTTAGCCAAGGCATTTAAAATATAGATATACGGAATACGGTCGCCAGGAGCAGGTTTGTTTCCAGGGTCACGAATACCAATTCGTTCAGCCAATACGTTGTGCGCAATCTGTTTTGGATTCTTATAAAAGGAACGAAGAGACTTGCTAATAATGAGTTTCTCTATCGGCACTTTTTTTTCGGAGAGTTGTGTCAACTGCTTGTGTAGAAAATCAATGGACTTGTCAATATTCTTGTCTTTCATCAAGATATCAATAATGCCCCCGTAGACATCTTTGACAATGGGTGCATTATCACGTCGTTTTAATACAATCCCCATGGATTTACATTTACATTTGGTCGCGTCAAATTCATAAAGCATGCCTACGTATCTTTTTTTAGACAAGAGACAGAACGGTAGAAATGTTTTTTCATATTCCAAGTCATGTGGTTTTTTCAGAAACATGGTCGCCAGATGACCTGCCTCTTGTGCTAAATCAATGGTCACTTCCAATGCTTTTTGAGGGTCTAGTTTTTTACCATCTTGTGTCAAATGAAAGGTAAAGAAGACAGAGTCTGTATCCCCGTATACATATTCGGCATTGGTATGCATGGGACCATATCTGGTTTCCACAGTTGCATCTTTGTACACTGTTTCAATCACATCTTTCCCATAAATCAAGAGTTTTCGTCCAACTGCGGTAGTAGATGCAGCGACATCCATTTCATAAAAAGTGCTCGTTTTTGCACCGCATTGTCCGTATAGACTATTTGCCGTAATTTTAATACTGAGCTGACGCTTGTCCAAAATATTCTTCTGAAAAGGGTCTGTTTCTTTCTCCATTTGTTTTTTGGTGGCCTTTCGGGCGGCCAACAATTCTTGTAAAATGGAGGGTAAAATTGCTTTTTTATTATCTGGATATTGAGCAAATCTACAAATTTTATACCCTGTCAAAATTTTGTCATTCTTTCGGTAAGCAAAGGTATCGTACTTTACGTCTACGTAGGTATATTCTTGTAGATTGTCGTAAATATACTCTCCAGCGGCATTTCTAACCCCAGTTGATTTGATGAGCACTCCTGCTAAATTGTATTCTTTGGACCATACCTTGCTGTCATGAGACAAGTTTTCACTGATAATAGAAGATGGATAAAGCGACCCGTAATCTACACAAGCGACTGGGTCTTCCAAATAAAGATTACATTTGGGTTCTAACACGATAGCTCCTTCGTAAATATCAAACGGACTTCCTTTGGAAATCAGAGGCATGAGAATGTTGTTTTCACGACACTTTTTTGCGATATAACTGGTTCCCTTGATACCTTGACCCCGCATCACTAAGAAGTTAATGGGTACACTACACAATTTGCTCATTTCCACAAAGGTAGTCAATACATCAATCTTTTGAAAGATATGATGGACCAAGTTACAATCCTGAACACAATACTTTGCAATAATGCCTCTATCTTCCGCTGACCCTTTAGTCAGTTCAAAGATTTCTTTTGGAGATACGTCATCTTTAGCCATGCCCCACGACATTTTCTCATCGCAGTGAATCTGTCCTTGAATGATGAACCCGTCTTTTTCCATTTGAATAATTTTGTACTTTTGACCATCTTCATACAAATCGCCTGAATGATTGTTGATTTCAAAGTGAATAAACGAACCCACGTCAATTCCTTTTAGATTTTGACTCCAGATGCGACAAGTATCCCCTTGATTTTCGTAACGTTTCAAACTATCGCTTAGTAAATATCCAGCGACAAAATCTAGTTTGTACGAAGATAAATTAAATTCTTTACGAATATGTGTGTAAAGGTCTACTTGCAAACGTCCATCCATCAGAATACGGCTGAGGTCATAGGGTCCCGAAGCCAGTACAATCTTGGAGACTTCCAAATCTTTAGAAAAGCTTTCATTTCTACCTAAGTCCATGAATTCATCCAAGCATTCCAATTCGCTAGCACGTTCATGCATAAATTTATAATCAAATCCGAATATGTTGTATCCAATAATAATATCTGGGTCTTCGCGACGTATGAGGTCGGACCATGCTACCAGAGCCTCTTTCTCTGTTGGATAGCATTCTAATACATGGGATGGCGAAATAGTAGTCGTATCTTTTACACAGATACAATGTTGTAAATAAGGCATTTCCTCTCCATAATTCACAAAGGTGGACCCAATAAAGGTCACTTGGTCTCCTTCCAAAGGCGGAAAATATCTCCCTAACAAATCCATGAAATAGACAATCTTGACGGAAAGTTCTGTATCGGAGGAAAGAAACGCTATCAAGTCGCATTCTTCTTTCAAGGAATGTTTTTTCATTTCTTCTTCCTCTTCTTCGTCACGTTTAAAATATTTTTGAATCTTTTCGTCCAAAGAAGGCTTTTCTTGTATGGTTGTCTGAAGCATTTCTTTCAGATTTTCCAAAATCATTTTTTCAGTCACTTTTTGCGTGGGATAACACTTATCTAGGGTGAGAGAGTTCTTGATTGAAAACACATTCAATAGCATTTCTTTCAGGAGAAAGGTATAGTCTTCTTTGGGAGACTTGTCTAGTTGATAGACCATATCATACGCGACCTTCTTGTAATCTTTGATAGCTTCCGGGAAATCGCCATGACTGCTACTAGCCTCAATATCAAAACTGCAAATTTTATAAGGGACAGAAATATCCTTGTCCAAAGAAATAATATCTTTATACGAACATACGATATCTTTTTGACAGCGTGTTTTACCCTTTCTTTGTTGACACTTCTTGACCTGTATCCATCCAGATGGACTCAGTTCTTGAATATGAAAGAACCGTAAAAGAGGCGGTATCATGCACTCGTAGATAGACGTTTGCGTCCCTTCAAAGGAGTAAGGTGTCACCTTTTCACTTTCTGAATTGTAATACATCTTTTTCAAAGCATAAATAAATTTCATGTTTTGACATGAAATATACATAAATTTATGTAGCTTACCTCCATCAAATCCATACAGTGTTTTTTGTTCAACCAATTCGTAATGATAAATTCCTTTATAGGCTTGTTTTGTAAGGTCAGACTCTTTCAAATGTTCCATGAAACGGTCGCCTTTGGTCTTGTTCCAATCATCGCCTACACGAACATATAAGAAAGGATGAAAATCGTGAACCGTAATAGAATACGTCATTCTTTTTTCATCAATTCCAAACATCTGAATCACAAACTGCTCCCTGTCCGAGACCACAAAATCAATCAATTTGCACTCCATTTTTTAAGTTCTATGGTCTTTCTTTGTTGTATCAATTTTTCATCGTCTCTTTTTTTGCGTTTTTCTTTTACGAGTTTTTTTACGCGTTGGTTTACGTTTTGTTTTCATTTGTTTGTTCCCTAGTCCGTTTTCTGTAAAATTTTTCATTTCTTCGGCGGTTCGTTCTCCTTTAAATTCGTCTACAGGTCGTCCCTTTTTCATAAGAATAAACGAAGGAAATCCTTGAATCGGTGGAAGTTTTGATTTTAGGATTTCATGTTCAGCCATCTCAGAACCGTCTACTTCCATGACCCGCGTACCAGGAGAAAGTGTACGTTTCATCTCTTCCCATGCAGGTCTCATTTGTACGCAATGACCGCATCCTGGATGAAAAATGAGTAATACGCCCGTAAGTTTTTTCACTTTATTCGCACAAGAGTCGTATGTACCGGGTCCAAAAACTTCTGCTTTTACCATATTTATAATATAAGACTATATTAAAAATGAAAATAGTATTTCCTTTCATTCTTATTTTATTCATTTGGGGAATTTATTTTT